TTCTGGGGCTTCTTGATTGAACATGACCATCATGGCATTGCCAATCGCAATGTAGGTCTCTTGCACAATCTGGAGCATTGTCATGTAGGCTTGCTGTCGCATCTCTTCCGAGTTGGTCTCATCAAGGGCCTTGACATCAAGGATGATGTTTGATCGGGAAAGCTCAGGTGGAAGGTTCATAACTTGTTGGAACCACTTCGCCTCTTCTTGGCTGAACAGTTCATAGTGCACTTCCCGCTGTGGTGCGAACTGTTGGTAGAGAGAGACCACCTGATGTCCAACATTAGTTATAACAGTCCGCTCTTCCCGGATGAAGAACTCGAACTTTCTGGCGCCTTCACGGAGAAGGGCCATTGTGCTGGTAGCGGTCGCCCTAGAGCCAATAGCGCTAGATTCTCGTCCAACAGAATAATCAGAGACTCCTGACCGTTTCTCTCCAATAGTGATAGTATGCTGCTCCTCGTACAAGAGTGTGGAGTGTTCATTCCCGAGGTCCATTGGAGTAAGGTCGTCTTTGTCCTCAACATCGAGTATAGCTCCAGGGAACATATCCCCGAATGTTACATTGGCTCCCGATGTGCGAGCAAAAACCTTCATGTTGGCAAGCGTGGCGTTGTCAATGCGCGTCCGGTGGATTGCGGTCACTTCATCCTGAACGTCTCGCAGCATTTCCACAAGGCCAATGCCAAGCAAGCCAATCTCACGGAGGAAGAACCGGGCAATGTGAAACGGCCTTTCCTGGTGCCGATAGAAGTTGTAGACAGCACTGAGGACCGTTTTAGTTTCCAAGTGGAATGTCACAACAAGCTCTGCAAGTGTCCCTGCATCATCTACTGGGTAGGAACCCCACAGCTCGAAAAGTTCATAGTCATTGGGTGACTGGGGCTGATAGCCTGTCCTGGCTTGCGCCTCTATCTCTGCCTCACTGAATTGACCCCGGACTTGCCCTGTGAGGCGATCAACATCGATGTAATCCCCACTTAGCTCCATCTCTTTGATCTGCTTCCAGGTCAGCCGGAATCGCTGCGCGATCCACTCACAGTTCTGTATGTCTTGTGTAGAGTCTGCGTCAGGTGACCAAAAGAAATCAATGAGGGGAATGAACTCGGGGTCAGGTCCATCGTGAAGAGTAACTAGCTCTGTAGTTGTTCCACCAGAAGCATCTTTGTAATTGACTTGCCGAACCTTAGTCCGCCAAGGAACCTTGATGATTGCAGATCCATACTTCAGGCAAGATAGTATCTGGCGGCTAAAGACCTTGACAGCATCGTAGACATTTTCACTGACCCAATTGAGCCAGTCTGTGACAGGTTGAGCTGCTGGGCCCCAGTTACTTGACCTGGCAATTCCAGCATAGATGTCATGAGCGGCAAAAAGGCCGCCTGTAATCCTCGCAAACACTGTTTCGACCGCGGTTGCCGCAACAGGAACTACAAGGTTACAGGCGCCAGGCCAAGGAAAATCCTTTCTCTCGCTCTCTGGTTTGGCTTCATAAATCCGGGTCAGTGTGTTCAGCTTGACTTCAAGCTCGGATCTTGCTTGCTTCGCAACATCCACCTGGCCAACGGCCCAGTTGGTTACATCCTCAAGCAAACTCGGCTCAAGCTGGATCTGAACTGGCGCTGTCCCTTGGGAACCAGCATTCTGTGGACGACTTATGTCCGCTGCCACAGTAGTTTGGTCAGTTGCTGGCTTCGGCATGGGCCCCACCTGTGTAGACAGAAAGGATCATACCCTCAGTATACACCCACCATAGGGTAGCGTCAATAGCCAGCATTACCAATCATCCTGAGCCTGCGCTCCTTGAACTTCTCTTTCTGCTCCTTTTGGTACTCCTCCTCAACTAGCGGCCGAGGCCTTTTGAGTGTCAAGATTGCCCAGGTCATAGCATCGAGAGTATCAACTGTCAAGCTCTCAGGGTAGTTGGTGTACTCAGCGATGAATACATCATGCGTCTTACGCACTGTCAGGAGCCCTAGACCTGCAGCCTGACCAATAGCACCTCGGATACGCACTTGCTTGGACTTGACACCACCACGGGGGAGCTTGTCGATACGGAAGGCAAACTTGCGCTCCTTGCACAGCATATTAAACACTGTGATAATGGCGCCTTCCGCTCCAAATGCCTCAAGCCAGCCCTGCTTCATATAGCCGCTCCAGCGCATTGCCAGCTCTAGGATATGTTCAGATAGTTGCAACTCAGGGTTCTTGCCCTGGCCACGGCCCACCCAGTAGTCAAGTAGGAAATACCTCCCGGATGGGTGCAAACCCACGATTAGAACTGCGTTGTTTGCTTTGCGGATTACACTTCTTCGCATGGCCTGTTGAGCGTTCATCTCAACATCACCACTAGATGCTGAGTCAATGAACAATCCCACAGACATATCTTTGACCCAGAACTTGCCTCCGTCAATTTCACAGAACCTCTCATCATCTTTCTGGTTCAATGCAAGCTGATAGAAGCGTAGAGCATTCAAGTCAAAATCAAGGTTCTCTTTTGAGACCGGATTGTTCTGGTATTGGCTCATGAAAACGAGGAAGTTCCTCTCTCGCAATTGCCGCAAGTAATTAGCACTCAACCGCTCAGGAAAGAACAGCGTCCCATCGTCTTCCATAGCCTGTCGAATGAAGGTCGCATATCGTGGATCATCGAGCATGATCCTATAAAGGTCGTTGAGCTTCCACCTAGTGCCATGAGTTCTTTCGAGGTCTCTCTCACCATCTATGAACAGTGCATCTGTATAGTCGTTCCAAGAAATGGCCTCATCCATTTCAAGTTGTGAGTACATCGCCTTGCGACCAATCAGGTCGTCTTTGATAATCACGTTAAAGTGCCACGATTCAATCTTCTTGCCAACGCCGCACGCTGTAACCGAAGGGGTTCCAGATATGATATCCCGGCACGGGATAGTCATATGCTCATTGGACCAGGGTTCCCACCTTGCTTGGGGTTTTATCATCTCCGGAAAGAGCCAGCGCATCATGGCATTGCGGCCATCTAGGTGCTCCTCAATTTCATTGAGCATCCTATAGGCATTGCCGGCCGACTGGTTTGCAATGAGAATCAGATAATTTGGATTATTGATAAGGAGCCAAATAACAAACGCGATTGTTCCAATGGATGTCTTGAAACAACCGCGTGGTAGCAGGTCAATTTCCCGTCTATTCCGCAAGTCCTGTATGAACTTGCAGTATTCCCAGTGCGTAAAGAGCGTCATGTCCTTGAAGCCAAGGACAGCCTTTGCTAGAAAGTAGAGCGATCGCTTGGCAAGCGCCCGATACTTTAAGCGGAGTTGCTCAATAACTCCGGGGTCAGCAATATCGTCGGGAGGGAGCTGACTGAGTTGTAAGAGGTCAATTTCCGGCAGCTCTTGCACCGCATCCCCTGGGTCGTCGGATACAGATACCCGTTCTTGCAGTATGGGCATACAGCTCTCAGATTAGGTCTCAGGGGGGAAGTCTGGGTCGGATTCAATTGCATTTTCAACCTCCTGCGCCACACGCGCCAAAAGCAAGACCTGGGAATTGGTAATCACAATCGGGTATTGAACTCGGGACTCGACCTTCCTGGTCTGCCCGGCTCTATCTAGCACATCCTGCGCTGTTGACACAGCGAGCTTCTCGTTCAGAGAATTGTGCATGGCCCGACGAATGACTTGCCGTGCTTCATTGATAAGAGGCACAAACAGATTGTCCTCTTTCTGGACGTCCACAGCAAGTACATTCGCCGCAACCTTAACCACATCGCTCATTTGGGCCACCTACTCACCACCCGAGAGGCTTGACTTCCCCCTCGCAAGGTGGTATCTTGAGTATGGGGATGGTAGCCCCCAGAGACGCCTGTGGTTTCTGGGGGCCTTTTTATGGTCATTCGACCACCGTGGGAATGGTAGCCCCCCAGACAATTCGACTGGCCCCAATCTGCATTCGCAATCTGTTGAACGCATCTTGAATCTCAGCCTCTTCTCCAAGGATACTCAAGGTTGCCCCCGTTGTCAAGCTGATTTTCAATTCTTTTCCATCTTCGGTCATCCCGGCAGACACAAACGTCGCATTGGCAAACATGACCTTGCCCATATCGACTATGCGGGGGAGTTGTGGCTGTGTCGAATGGGGCCTAAGATTGTTCACGATCTGATTACCAAGTGTGAGCTTCTCGCTCTTACCAGGTTGAGGCTTCAACCAATTGTCTTTTTCGTCGTTCACTTCTTCTTCTCCTTTTTCTTCTTTGATTTCTTTCGATTAGCGTTAGCTCCAGACGATCTCGGTGTCGTTCGTCGGGTGACTATCAATGTGAATGAACTTGAAATCCTCAAAGGACTGATAGACACCCAAGCTGGACCTGCCATGCCGGGCAGCATCAACATCAGTGCGCCAGCAAATGACTGTCTGGCCATTGTGGAACACCACTCCATCCAAGACATGACCGGTACCGCTCACACCAGACTCATCGGACTTGCGAATGATGCTGAACATCCTACATCTATGCTCTTGAATGACCATGCTGCTTCCCCTTATACA